GTATTATGTTTTGGGTCAACATAAAACTTTTCAATTTCATCATGGGTAAATGCATAATCAACTGCACTGCCGACAAACCCATGTCCAACAACACCCATACGCATTTTTTTAACTTCTTCACTCATTAATTTACTCCGTAATACTCTTTATACCAACGAACAAATGCTTCAACGCCTTGTTCGATATTCACTTTGGGTTTGTAACCCAGTTCTCGGAGTTTCCCAGTGTTACTCCAAGTTTCCAACGTATCCGCTGGATGACGGGGAGCGAGTTCAATGTCTGCTTCCCTACCTAACTCTTTACTTATACACTTAATAAAGTGCATCAGTTCTACTTGTTTACCTCGACCAATGTTGAAGATTTCATTGGATGGGACATCTTCAAACAATATCGTCTTGATACCATTGACAATATCACCGACATAGGTGAAGTCTCTTTTCATTTCACCATAGTTGAATGCCTGAATTGGTTTACCCTTCACGATATTATCAGTGAATTGAAATAGTGCCATATCTGGTCTACCCCACGGGCCATATACGGTAAAGAACCGAAGACCCACATTGTTCAGACCAGAGATTTTGAATTGACATTCATTCACCCACTTGGTATATGCATATGCGTTCAACTGATGACCAGTCACTTGGTCTTCTACCCAACCTGTAGGCGGTATGGGCGTTCCCCCATAGACAGAACTGGTTGATGCATACACAATCTTCTGAACATTATACATCTTACATACTTCAATCAGGTTTTGTGTTGCATCAATATTATCCTGATGATAGATTTGTTCTTTACCAAACGAGTCACGCACATTTGCACGAGCGGCAAGATGGACAACCATATGCGGTTTGAGCGTATTGAACGCTTGGTCAAGGTCATCAAAATCCTTGAGGTCACACTCATAGACTTCATGTCCAAAGTATTCTACACGATTCTTTTTGAGTGCAGGGTCATAGAATGTATTGTAGTTGTCCAGACCGACAACATCAAACCCATCTTCCAAAAGCGAATCTGCAAGATGACTAGCGATGAAACCCGCAGCACCAGTTATTAGTATTCGCATACTTTAACAACTCCATGATTTTTTCTTATTGCATATTTACTGTCTTTTGGAATACGTCTCGTCTCTAGAACTTCTTTGATATAATCTTTGAACATTTCTGCACCTTTGTAACCCCGCGATGGTGGATACAAATTATCTTCATTACCCATGAAAAAAATACACATCATGGCCACATCTTCAAATGCAACTGCCTTGCCATTATACTTGAGTATCTTATCTTTTTCAGATTTTCTACCCTGAACTATTTCAAACTTCTTAACCATTTCTGTAAATATACTCCAATGCTCTGTCTGCCTCTTTGTCAAGAGGACGGTTCTCATACCAGTTACCAGTCTCACGGTCTAACTCAGAACATAACTGTGATATCTGACTCGCACTGATTGGATAACCTTTAGATACTGCGTTACCAGCAATCGCAATCATAATCTGATACATCTTGTGATACCAACCTGTTCCCGTGATTGCACGATACTCTTGTTCCAACCGTTTAGGAAAGAAAGGACAGTCACGATATGATGTCCAGTTTATGTCAATATTATCTAGGGAGTTTTTACGATGTTCGATTACCGCCTTCTGTAGTTCAGGAGGCAGTCTGTCCATGAAAGTCTTACCCTGTGTCTCCACATATGAGTGTTTGTTCATCAACATGTCAGGGTCAATCTTGACACCCTTGTTGGTGAAGATGAAGTTGTATGCACTAGGATACTGCGCGGGAACATAATACATGCGCGACAGGTCTTTGGTCTGTTCATCTCCCAACTCATCAAACTCTTTGTTCATCGCAAACCAGAAGTGCGGTAGGTCTTTACTATGAACCTCACGGGTCAACGGAAAGACCAATCGAAACTTTGGTTGTTCTAATGTGGATGATGCAGTCGAATAACAGATGTAGTAATACTCACCAAACTTCTCTTGCAATACAGACTCTAGGTCACCAACCACCACGAAATCGTCAACATCAAGAGCAGCCCAACCACCCCATACATCAACATTCTTATTAGACCTCGTAGTATCGGAAATATAACGAGCAGGACTAATAAGAGGAGAAGAATTACTTCCACCTTTTTCACCTTTCTGTTTTGATAACGAATATAACAAAGACTCAAGACCGTCCCAAGAGTCGAACTCTTGAACACGGTGAGTCTTGTTGTCAAACGTATTCTTGAATATTGTCAAAGAATAATTCATTATGTAACTATATCATACCCTTCATCATTTGTCAAGCATGAATACAACAATCACACAACGGTCTTGGTCAACCAGTTCGGGCATGTGTAACTCTTGTCCATTATACCAGACAAATCGATTCTTCTTAAATTCTACGAGTTCTCCGTTGTAGTATGTTCCCGTATTACCCCAGAGATAGATGACACCCGCCCACGGATACCTATCTGTATGTGGTGTTAATGCTCTATCTGGATTACTCTGTAACCATTCTTTCTCTTTTCCGTCTATACGATAAAAGTGAAGTCGGTCAACTATCTTACCCGTTGTCTCTTCAATCTTGCGAGTGACTTCAGGATATTTTGTTTTGATATCAAGCGTGCGGAGTCCTGTCCACCCTTCTTTTACATTCATCAAAAAGTTTGACGAACTTAATGTCTGATACTGAACCTTTTCTGCTTCTCTACGAATCTCCCAGAAGTCATCAAGAAAATCATCATGTATATTCAAATCATGCAAAGAACATATCCAACTGTGCTTTAGGTTCTGCGCTCCAACCAACCGCATCAAGGATTGGTTCAAGCGGGTCAAGGAAAGTCTTCTCAAACATCTTGTCGTAGTCCACATATTTTGCGAGTGCAAGTTCGCGTGGTAGGTTGACAGGATAGGATATGACATTCTCCTTGATTGGGTTTGGTGTCTTCAAGTAGATGAACTTTACCTTCTCACCATTCTTGACTGTCTCATAACGAGGCATCTGTTTTGTATAATGATTATATAGTAATGCACCACGAACATGAATTGGTGTAGACTTTTTGTAAATAGTCTTACGGTCAGACCACTTATCTATGTCTGACACCCCACGAGGAAATGAGATGTCCTCGGCGGGTAGACCAGTGAACTTATTTCGGAAGTCGCGAATGAAAGATTGTGTTTCTGATTCTGAACCCTTGACCAATATACGAAACATTTCTTTCATCTTATCGCGCACGACTTGGGGAGTAGATGACTTGATTGCCTCGATACCCATCATCTTGAGTTTAGGTTCTGCATACTGCACACCCTCAGAGTTATGAACATTGAGAATGTATCGTTTCTTTGCAACCCAGATACCACGGTCTGCAATCACCTCACGACCCATCTCCATACGATTGACGTATGCGTTGGTGTAGTCTGCAAGTTCCTGATAGGACTTTTCCAGAACAGTCTCGAAGTGGTCACGACAAATCTTGTCAAGAAACTTCACAGGGTCTTTGGGGTTGAACTGATTAACAATCTTACTCATATTAATATAGAGCGAGTCAGTGTCAATCGCAATCACATAGTCAGAGTCATCAGTCTTGAGAAGAGTATTCATCTCTTTATTGACTGCACGTTCTGCCCACTTGATTGACAACTGACCCGCAAGGGTGATGGACTCCGCAACTCTTTGGTCAAAGTAACGAAACCATCGGTTACCCAACGCACCATACAAACTGTTCATGAGGATTTTAATCGCCATCTGTTGATTGTCCATTGTTGCGATTTTGTTTGCAAGTGTTTTGGTGGGAGTTTGTTCATACTCTTGTTGCGCCTCTAACATCTGATTCTTGATGACACGGCGTTCAGAGTAATACTGTTTAATGACACTAGGAATGATACCTTCTCTGTCTCGTCTGAAACGGACACCTGAAGGTGCGAGTGCATATTCGGGGTCTGTATCGGTAACCCCTCGCAACATATGTTCAACCGAAGTGTGAGTGATACCGTCCACCACAGTTTCGGGAGACATATTGTATTGCACAATAATATTAGGATATAGAGAATTGAGGTCAAAGGAAGTAACCCAATCATGTGACCCGACTTGCGGTTCTTTTACATAACCACCCGCATAGTCGCCCTTTGGTTTTTCAACCTTTGCGGGAACTGTAATCTTCTGTTGATTGAGAATCCGATAGATGATTGTGTCCCAGATAGTAGTCGTTCCAAGAACCTCTTCATAGTTCACCCCGCCTTTATATGCAAGGGTAAACGCAAGGTCAAGGAGACCCAACTTCTCATCCAGTTTGTCTACCAGTTCAACGTCTCGAATATTATAGTCGATGAACTTCTGATAGTCTTCCTTATAGAGAGTATACAGATTACCATACTCTTCATAGGATAGTTTACGTTCACCCAGAACGACAAACGCAATGTGGTCAAGTCGATAGGACTCTTGTTGACCTAGAGTATTGTAAGTGAACTTTTGAAATAGATTGTAGTAGTCCAACTGCGCGACACCCATGATGTCATAGGTATTTGTTTCTTTCATACCGAACTTGTTTGCGCGAGCAGTCTTCTTATTGACCACACCCCACGGAGAGAACTTCTTGATAGACTCCTCACCGATTACTTTACGAGTGCGATTGATTAGATATGGAAGGTCAAAACCTTTACTGTTCCAACCTGTCACCACATCAGGCATACCGTGTTGCGACCAGTAGTCAATGAAACGAGAGATGAGTTCCAACTCGTCTTCGCATTGAATGAAGTATACCCCATCAGGTGCTTGGTAGTCACCCAGACCCCAGACACGAAAGAAGTCTTCCTTACTAGATTTGATACAGATAGAGATAACAGGATAGTCTGCTTTGTCAGGTTCAGGGAAACCTTCATCTGACTGAACTTCAATATCAATAGTCGATACGATGATATCATCACGGACATATTTAATTTCGTTGGGGAATCGTTGTGCGATGAACTGTGATACGAAGTTGTTCATACCATAGGTCTTGAAGTTGTCAACGTGTTCATATCGTTTGGTGAAGTCGGTTGCATCTCGCATGGAGTCAAACTCGATGGGTTCAACCGAAGCGCCTTCTAGAGAAGACCACCCACTACCTGTGTCACCATTCACAAAGAGTGTGGGTTTGAAAGGGATTTTCTTTTTGACCGCTTGACCACCAGAATATCCGCGATAGAATAACTGGTTACCGAAACGGTCTACAGATGTGTAAAAGTCCATAGTTTTTCCTCATGATACATTTACATTATACACGAGTGCGCGACATTTGTCAATCAATAATTTTGTATCCATTTCTTGTGGTGTGGTTTCTCTCCCATGGCGCTTTTTTTACCCCAACATGCTCTTGAGTGATTCCTATTGACTTAGATATAACCTGTGTCGATGCAAGTTTGAAAGGACTGGCCTTTGCATTATTGTTGTATGTGTTGTAAAGGTCAGACGCTGTTCTTCCCACATTTACATGTGGTGGATTAGGATGATGACACATCCATGTATATCTGCCCCAGTCTTCACGATTGTTTGACAGATATGTTTTGACTAACCTCTCTACACATCCGTAAGGGCCACCATTCAAAGGGAATTCCTGTTTCAACAATAAGTCATTCATAAAAATAGCGGCGGGTCTTGAGAATGAATAACAGGACATGAATAGTCCGTGGTTCGCATACGATAATCCATTCTCCATTGTGAAGTCAAATTGTCTTTTGAATTCATCCGCATCAAGTAGATATGAATCGTGTTCCATGACATAGAATCTTGACCGACTCTCTGCCCGTTTCTTGATGAGTTGCCAGTGAGAAATATCTCCTGCTCTCTCAGATGGAGAACTGTTCTTACCCTTCTGCATTTCATGAAGCAGAGGTTTCCAGTTGTAAAGAGGTTCAAGGTCTGAAATCGTATCAGGTGTATAACACTGAATGACTTCAATGTCAAGTAAATCTTGTTTTGACCAAGACTCTAATGCAATCTCTGTGTATTTGACCGACACTGGATTGTTCAGGTCGGCAATCATATATGCTTTCATAATAAAATATTTAGGGGGACAGTTACCCGTCCCCCCTCATATATCAACTAATAAGTGGTTGAATAATTGCTGCCATCATGGCAACAGTTGCAACACCTAGTGCTGACAAAAGATTAATATCGGTCATTTTATTTTCCTCGTTTAATCGATATTGATTTGACGAGGCTGCTTCTCTTCTGGGATTTCTAACTTCAGTGTTACTGCAAGTAGACCATCCTGAAAAGATGCTCCAGTTACTTGGACATACTCTGACAGACGGAATCTACGTTCAAAGTTACGAGTCGAGATACCACGGTGGATAACTTCACGACCCTTTGATTGGTAGGTGCCTGTAATTTTCAGAGACCGCTCCTTCTGTGAAATCTTGATATCATCTTTACTGAAACCCGCAATAGCGAGTTCAATTAGATATTCGTTATCATTTTCTTTGATGATATTGTGTGGAGGATAGTGGTCGTTTGCGTGTGACGCAGCGAACTGCATATCATCCAATAGTCTATCAAATCCAATGAAAGCGGATTTCGGGAATAAAGTTTTTTCTAAATTGGTCATGTCTCTTCATCTCCTGTTAAGCAAGACAGTTTAAGAACCCGTTATCGGCATTCTCATTACTATATATAATGTATAGATTTTGAATGTCAAGCCCTGAGAGAAAAAAAATGGCACAAAAAATAAAAACTGCGACTCGAATTGAAGCAACAGTAAAAGGCACGAGTATTGGTCGTAAACCAATCTTCAGTTCAATGAATAAACATAAGAGACGCAATCATAAAGCATATCGTGGTCAAGGAAGACCTTAATGAAAATTGTTATCACTGGTCATACTAACGGTATTGGTCAGGCACTATATGATGAACTATCCAAAGAACACGAGGTTCAAGGTTTCTCAAAAACCAATGGGTATGATATTTCTAATCATACTCACCGACAGATAATTGCATTTTCAGATTATGATGTATTCATCAACAATGCATATAATCATAGTCCAACGGGGTATGACTCTTCACAACTTGAGATGTTGAAAATGTTAGATTATGAAAACAGGACTGTAATAAACATATCATCTAGACTAACTGATGTGGATTTTCAGATGGATGATATGTATAGACAGTATAGAAAAGCTAAAAAAGAACAAGATGACTATTGTGCATCACGACCTATAGTAAATATAAAACCTCAAGACATCGCGACTAGATTGCAAGACCATGTTGGTCAATCACCACAGGCAGTGGTTGATGTTGTCAAGTATGTTTTAGAACCCAGATATTTTCAAATACATTCAATAACTCTTTCTTAAACAAAGAATGCGGGGTCACAGTCAGGGTCACTCTCAAACCCAAATGAGAATGTGCATCTGGAAACTTTAGGTTCTAACTTATGCCAAGTTCCTCGTGGTATCCAGACTGCATCGCCTGGCGTCATAACACGAACCTCATCCTTGTCGGTAGGTTTCTCATCATACCCGATTGTAATCTTACAGTTGTTGATAACCTGAACAAGAAAGACATCCATACTATCTTTGTGACGAGGATATGACCCAGAGTATTGACCGAAACCAACAAATGCGATGTTGGTAATATGCGGTGCGCCTTTTTTATATTCGTGTGGTTTTTTCTTAGGCGCTTTGGGAATTAGAAAATCTACCAAATCTTTATGGATATCTTTTGCAAACTGTGGTGCAGAATCTCGATGATGAAATCTGTTCATACCCAAACGTTGTTTCTCACGATTCCAGTCGTAGAGTTCGTCTGGATGGGTATCGACTAGTTTCATTAGTCTTTCCCAATTATATCCTTCGGTATCTACTCTTGTCCACCAATGTTTTTTATTCCGAACCTCGTCAATATGTGATTGAAAATCTATTTGTTTCCAATGTTGTATTTTGGACATAGTTCCCACTGGTCTTTATCTTTGTAACCAATAATCTTGATTTGACGAAGAGGCGCACAGTCTTGTGCAACTTCTTTATTTTGAATTTCTACTAAACCCCAATCTGACAATAACGTTGCGATAGTATTACGTCTCTCAACATCAGACTGTTCTAGGTTTGCTTTCTTACCATCAAGCATAAACAATTCTTTGAAGTGGACAATATAGTATCGTCCTTGTTTATGGAGTATATGACATGATTGAAATAGTTTATTTTCTTTGCGTGATGCAACGCCGATGCGGGTCAGAGTTTCACGAACTTTGAGGAAGTCATCGGGTTCTGCCAGAGTAATCTCTAACATGTTCACAGGACTCCATGATGCTAATTTACTTTCTTCCACCTTTATTCACCTTTTCTCTTATTGTTTGTAATTGAGAAGGTGATAGGAGTGACAAGACTTGTCTTGCTTTTTCATTACTATAGCCATAGTATTCCTTCACCAACTCAAGGTCATTTTCTAATTCAGGTTTTACCCATTTGGAAAAACGTTTCCGTTTCCTAACTATATTTATAAGAAATTGATATTGTAGACGGTTGTCTAGGTGGTGATATTTGTTCATCTCATTTGCGAGAACAACAGTATCAGGAAAGTAAGAAAGACTGCGGTTGACCATAAACCCATTATAGGTCTTCTCGTCTTCCATCACATCTTTCTTTGTATAGTTTATCGAATTTACATAATCAAAGGGATTCATCTAAATCTCCAGTTGTTCAAGTAGTATATCACATTGTTTGAGGAAAGTCAATCCTTTGTTGTCTCGATATCCGTGTCCGTATACAACTCTTGATATGCCGGCTTGGTAGATGAGTTTTGCACAGTGGATACATGGGGCGCATGTTGTGTATAGAGTAGACGCCTTCGCTGATTCATTAGATTGCGCGACCTTTGCAATAGCATTCGTCTCTGCATGTAATACCTCTTCTTTCGTTTTTAGATTATTTCCATACTCATCTGTTGTTTCACAATTGTTAGTCCAACCCGAAGGCATACCATTATACCCAATAGAAATAATTCGATTATCTTTTACAAGGATAGCACCAACTTGCATTCGTTGTGCTGATGACAGTTTTGCATAGACACTCGCTGTTGTCATATGCGCTTTATCCCACTTATCCAAACTCAAACTCCATTTGTTTAGGAATCCATTCTCCTTCGACATTGACAAGAACCATAGGGTCTCGTTCTATGTCGTTTTTTAGTGTAGGAACAAGAACCACAACTTGGTTAGTTTGTTTATCTAAACGATTACCGTGGTCATCGTAATACCAACTTCGTTCTTCTGGAATGTGGTCGTTATCGCCAATTTTAACATATTTCATGTTTACCCCCAATGTCTGATTACGCCCGCGATGATAAAGAAACAAGTCAACCAATTGACTAATTGAAGCACTATCTTTATATATAATCCTCGCTTCGCCTGCCGCATTGTTAGGACAGGAACTTTTGGTTCATCCTCATCAGTTCTCCCGATATAGTAATCGAGAGACCGAGCCATTACTTTTTCCCAAGTTTTATATCTCATTGATTGCATCCTCTTTGATAAAACCATACCCAGCGCCATCGTTGACGTAAGCGTATATATTATGTTCAGAGTAATATCTCAAGAGAAAAAGTTTCTTTCCTTGTCGGTCTATTACCCATCTTTGTTCTATCTCTTCAGCAACCATCTCAATCTCTGTGATTGGAGTCCCAATATACGGCAAGATAGATACTAATAACTAGGAATAATACTAACCATTCCATATCGAAATGACTCCGAGACCGAAGAAGATTAACCAAAATATAATAAATTCTTTATTCATTTACACATACTCCACATTTGCCATACATTCTGTAAGACACGCTACTAAATTCAGTTCGTGGTCTGCAACAAACGCATTCTTGTATTGATAATCAGCAAGAATAAGAATAAGTTGCGGCACACTCTCTGGTTTGACATTACCTTCCAC